ATGGCAAGGCGACAGGTGCAGCGGGATAGGTTGCACAGCGGATATTCAGATTTTCTGAATTATGAAGAAGAACAAAGGCTTGCGGTGCTGGATGCCCGCGCGGAGCGGCAAGAAATGATCTTGAAGGACACGCGCGCAGAGCGGCGGAAGATCGTCATGCGTGCGATCCGGCGGGCGCGAAGGGCTGACGGAAAGGCATAGTAGTTCAAATGGCCCACTGCCAAACAAAAATTAAGGGAAGGTTTCCATTGAGATGTCGATGCCTTCTTTCAGGCAATAGTCTATCAATCTTTGGATATCGTCAGTGTTTGCAGCGTAGAGAAACTGCTCTACCTCAAGCGGCTCAAGCCGGACCGACATGAAAAACGGCCTTAGCCCGACGTACGCGCCAAATGAATTCTTGGAATTCACCCCGCCGCATACCCGAATCTCGAAGTGATTTCTGCTCACATTCATACTGCCAAATTCTGCGCTGCGGGGGTCACGAAGTCGATCTCTTACCAGCGATTCCAACATGTACACCTCCCATGTCTTGAGACGCGCCGTTTCAAAGGAATCCGAATCTGAGCATTCTGGCGTCGCAGACAGTTGTATTCCTGCTCTGGCGCATTCCTTCAACATCACCTTTTCGTCACCACAGCTTCGCGCAAAAGCTGGGGTACCTGCAGATTTCTGCTCTCTATCCAACAGGAAGAAATGTGCGAACATAGCGCTCATTTCACCTAAATCGTTGCGTGCGCGTGAAGTGCCACACACAATAGCAAACCTGCCGGGCATGAGTGGCGAAACTTCCAATTGAGCAATTTCCAAGTCATCAGGAAAAATTGGTCCGAAGTATGACGTGAGCGCATCTCGCGCTGAGGCCTGGTCTTCTGCGATGGTCTGCGCACTTAGCGGTGCCGACAGAAAACTGCCTAGCGTGATCAAAATTAGAAAAAACTTCACGCTCGTCTCCCATGAAAAACCACTCGCCCGACCACGTTCAGCTGGTCGGCACTGTCGTCGTTGAATCGTTCGTCCGGATAGTCCGGTGACGGATTGTCGGATATCAACGTCAGGGTCCGGTCCATCGACCAACGCGCGCGCTTTACCACCAGTCGATCCGACACGTTGAAAACGTAAATGCAGCCGTGCTCGACGGAGATCTGACTGTGATCGACTACAAGCAATGCGCCATCGGGGATTGTCGGCGTCATGCTTTCGCCCTGGGCGGTGATCACCGAGCACTGGTTGGGCTTCGCGCCAAGATCGCGCAGGTATTGTGGATCGAAGGCGATTGCGCTGGTTACCTCCTCAGATGTGTGAACCGCCCCAGGGCCTGCGGACGCCTGTACCCCGCCAAACATCGGAAGTGCTATCATGTCACGCTGCTTGGCCTGAGAGCTGAAGGCGATGCCAGGGCCAATCTCCCTGTTCTCATTAGGTGTCATTAGAACCATGTTGCCTTCTCCGGTTAGCAACCAGGTCGGGTCACTCTCGGTGACCCGAGAAATCTCTAATAGAGTTGAGACTTTTGGTTCGGATTTTCCGGCAACGTAATCAGTAAGCGTCCGTCTGGTGATGCCAGTCAGACGCTCGGCCAAAGTATTTAACCCTCCTACCATCTCAGCCGCTTCTTTAATTCGATTGCCCAGTTGCGCCATGCTTTTGGCAGAAATTTTCCATGCATAGCAATTCTACGCTTGAGGCATGGAAGTATTCTGCTATACCTTCCTTATGCACCGCCAATGACGGCGGCGTGATTACACTTCATTGACCAAAAAGAAGCGGGTGTTCCAGCACCCGCTCCAATCCGGAGAACCCCATGAGCAAATCATCGGTCCAAGAGCCGAAGATGGACTGGCCCGCTATTCTGGCGGAAATCCATCGTCAGGGCATGACGCTTACCGAACTGTCCCTGCGGAACGATCTGCCCCGCACGGCCTGTGGCAAGGTCAAGAACATCACGCACTACCCCGCGCAGGATGCCATTGCCGACTTCATTGGCGAAAAGCCTGAAGACCTGTGGCCGAGTCGCTACCCCAAAGGTGGCCCTCGCATTCTTGATACCAAGAAGTTCCCGCCGGTGAACAGTCAAAAAGGCCGGGATGTCGCTGACAAGAGGGCGGTGGCATGAGCGTGGTTTCGTCAGTGACGCCCACCCAAAATGACAAAGATGTCCCGCGCGCGGAGACACGGTTCATGCGCGCCGCCGCCAACATTCAGGAGGCCATGGCCTACCTGCAATCCGGTATTCCGCTGAACGACAACGAGGCGCGCCGCCTGTGCGGCGAGTTGAGACGCGATGCGACCTGGTTGCAGCGCATGGGCCGATTTCTGGAGCACGATCATCAGATCGCTGCCCAGGGTGACCGCTCATGAATGCGCAGGTCGATAGCTTCCTGTCCTCTGCGGAGACGCTGCGCGCGGCCCGGCAGGTTATGTTGCGCCCCGATATGTTTGGCCGCGAGGACGTCCTTGCAGCATGCCGTTACCTCATGACAAGCGGCGACTGCCTGGACTACTGGCGCGCGAATGCGCTGATGGAGGTCCTTGAGGCTGAGGCGGTCGCCGAGGTGAAGGATGAACAACGCTCCCTTGCCGAGATTGTGGCGGACATGCCGGAAAGCGAATGGTTCGGAGTTGCCGTGATCACGGTCTGGGCGGTGGCGGTGTTCTGGTTGGGGTCACTGCTGTGATCTTGACGCCGAAACTGGTCTCTCTCCTGTTTGAATGCCTTTCGGACAGCGCCGGGGATTTCGAGATGTTCGGGCGGCTGGTCCGAGAGCGGTTTCCTTCCCCCGATGGCCCCGATCTGACAGCGGCCGCGCTGGTCAAGCTTCTGATGGACGAAGTGGACGCCGACATCCCGCTTCCTGACCGGGAAGCGGGATACATGATCATCGCGCTACTTTCATGCGCTGGCGTCATGGATGGTATCGAGGAGGTGGCGAATGCCTCTCTCTCGTAAGTCGCCCGGTGGTTGGTTTCTCATCTCTGCGATCAGCGCATCGCGTGTGACCAGCTTGTTCTGCTTCAGCAGCGTCAGCGTGGCAACGCCGATGGGTATCAGGTGGCCTTCATGGGCCAGCCGGAACTTGGCGAGAGAGCCAGCCAAAGCGTTGAGGAAACGTGTTTTTACAGAATTCGACATCGGGTTTTTCTCCACAAATTCAGTGTCGATAGTCACCGGGTGGGCCGCATACCCGCCCGGTGACGCCAAGCTTGCATAGGAATTGAGGGCTTAGCACCGGACACAGGTCCGGGCGGGCCAAACCCACACCCGCCTAGAATGCGGGGTGGTGAGAGTAGAACTTACAGGTGACGAATGAACGACCAAACGAGCTTTGACCTGCCGCTGACGCAGATCGCTATCCCCAACGACCGCACCCGCGCCCTGGACCCCGTTTGGGCGGAGGGTCTTGCCGGACTGATGAAGGCACAGGGGCAGATCAACCCGATCAGCGTCCGCAAGATCAATGATGGCGCGTATGTTCTGGTATCCGGGTTGCACCGACATGCCGGGGCGATGATCAACGGCGCGGCGACCATCAGATGCACTCTTTCAACCGCCGCGACCGACGCCGAAGCTCGCATTGAAGAGGTCATGGAGAACCTTGGCCGTCACGAGCTGAACGCGCTCGACCGCTGCCACCATCTTTACGAGCTGAAGAAGGCCTATGAAGAGGCCTATCCGCAGGCGAAGCATGGCGGAGATCATGGAAACCAGCACACTGGTGGCAAAACGCAAAGTTTGCGTCTTGCCACAGACGGCGACGAACAGCAGGTATTTGGGTTCGCAAAAGCGACCGCCGACCAGATCGGCTTGAGCCAGCGGTCGATACAGATGGCAGTCAAAATCTGGTCTGGCCTCACAACCGAAAGCCAGTTTCGGTTGCAGGGTACACCCTTTGCCAGGAAGCAATCCGACCTGGCGCTGCTGTCGGCCCAGATCCCGCGCATCCAGGACAGGGTATTGAACATCCTGCTGGCAGACGAGCCGGAATATCACTCGATTGCCGATGCTGTGGCCCTGGTCACGAAAGGCCATGTGCCAGAAGACACGGCCAAGCGCTTCAAGGCGCTGAACGTCAATCTGCGCAAGTTACCGGATCCCGATTTTGACCGGCTTCTGCTGGAGAATGAAGAGCGCGTGATCGCGTCTCTTAAGCGGCAGGGGGTTCTGAAGGCATGAGCCGCTACCGCGATCCCTTGACCGAAGACCTGTTTGACTGGGAACCGAAGGTTTCCATCGGCTATCAGCCGGAGGTCATGGGGCGTGGTGCGATGGACAACAAGATCGCACGGCTGATCGGCAGGGCCATGCGTGATGCCCGCCATACGCGCGGTTTGGATCGTGACCAGTTGGCTGTTCGTATGTCGCAGTACCTGGGCCGCACTGTCTCGGTCGATATGCTCAACAAGTGGTCATCCGAGGCCGCAGAGGGCCACCGAATTCCGCTCGATGCCTTTGTTGCCTTGATCGAGGCGACGCAAGCGATGGAACTGACCGGATTTGTTCCTGGTGAGTTCGGATTGACCGTGATCGAGGACAAATATGCCCGGCTGATCGAAGCCCAATTGCTGCGCCAGCACATCGAAGAGATGAACGCCCGGCTGGACCGGCTGGATCCACGGGGGCTGAGCCGGAGATGAAGATACAGCAGTTCTTTACCGCGCGTGAATTGGCTGAGATCGCAAAGGAAGCGGGGGATCGGGTGCGGTTTCCAAAATCTGAGCGCGGAGTAGGAAGAAAAGCATCGCTCGAGCGCTGGAACAACCAACCTTCGAACCTCGCGCGCAAGCGACCGGGGCGCGGTGGGGCTACAGAATACGATTCCTCCCTCCTGCCTCAAGACATGCAAATCGAAATCCAGCGAAGGGACTGGTGCGCCCGGCAATTGATCAAGAGGCCACAGGCCGTTGAAGCAGTCAATGTGCCCAACTTGTCGCCGACGGCGCGACAAGCGAAGGTGCGCGATGCGCGCAGCGCGTTGTTGTTGGCCATTGAAGACTATCAGATCCGGACCGGTACCACGCGGAGTAAAGCGATTTCGGCGTTTCTCCGGGCAGTTGATGAGTGGATTGGCATCGATGGCAATAGCGCAGCGAATGTTTCTCAGAATGTGTGTGCCAAATGCGGTGCGCATAGGGTGCCTGCGTCGGTACTTTTGACCGATGCGTTCCGCGTCCTGCCAGAACTTCTGAAATTATCGAATGATCGACCAAGAGGTTCGATCCGTATCGGGCGTTCAACTCTCTATCAGTGGTTCAAGGTTCGTGACGCGCGAGGAGTCGAAGCGCTTGCGCCTTACCCGACTAAGAGAGGCGAGCGGCAATGAAGATACAACAATTCTTCACCGCGCGTGAATTGGCCGAGATCGCAAAGGAAGCGGGGGATCGGGTGCGGTTTCCGACGAGTCAGCAAGCTGCGAAGCGGGTTGCCGAGCGCGAACACTGGAACAGCCACCCCTCCAACCTCTCGCGCAAACGTGCGGGACGCGGCGGCGCAATGGAGTACAATTTCAGCATCCTGCCGGAAGACATGCAGATGGAAATCCGGCGCAGGGACCGACTTGAGCATCAACTGGCTGCGCAGACCAAGATCGCAGAATCCGCCAAGGCAGAGGTGATGGCGTTGCCGAACCTGTCGCTGAAGGCCCGTCAGGCCAAGGTGCGCGATGCCCGCAACGCGGTGCTGCTGGCGATCAGCAACTATCAAATCCGGAAAGGCCACAAACGGGGCAAGGCCATCGCCGAATTTTTGCGGGCGGTCGATGAATGGATCGCCTTCGAAGCGGCACAGGAAAAGGCGCTGGCTGAACAGCCCCTGACAATTGCCGAACAGGCCCTGGTCAACCGGGTGCCGCGCTTGACAGCTGCACCCTCCAATGAAGCCGTAAAAGACGGCTTCGGCCTTTTGGTCGAGCAGCTGATCATTGCCAATGACCGGGCCAAAGACACAGTCAAGATTGGCCGGTCCTCGCTCTACAATTGGTACAAGGTGCGTGAAGAAAAAGGTGTCGAAGCGCTGGCGCCAGATCGCACCAAAGTGGCGGAAGACATTCCCGAGGCCTTCAAGGTTTTCCTGAAATTCTACGCCATGCCGATGAAGCCGAACGTCAAGGAGGCGCTGGAGGATTACAACACGGCTCACCCCGAGGCGCGGCTGAACTACGACCAAGTGCGGCGCATCCTCAAGGACAAGTTGAACGATATCGAGCGCAACGTGGGGCGCGAGGGCTTGCTGACGCTGCGCAGCCGCATGGCCTATGTCACCCGGATCATGGATGACCAGTTTCTGCCAACCACGATCTATGTGGCTGACGGCAAAACACTGGACGCGGAGGTCGCTGACTGGAAGACGATGCGGCCCATGAAGCCTGAAATGACATCCGTCATGGATGTTGCCACGCGCAAATGCGTCGGATGGGCTGTTTCGCGCAAAGAAAACACGGTCGCCGTTACGGAGGCTCTGCGAAATGCCTGCGTCGCGGATGGCATCCCGGCGATGTTCTATACCGACCGGGGTGCCGGGTACAAAAACAAGGTCATGGACGATGATGCCAGCGGGTTGATGGCCCGCCTGTCGATCACCAAGATGCATGCCCTGCCCTATAACTCCCAGGCCAAGGGCAACATCGAACGGTTCAACAAGACCGTGTGGAACCCGCTGGCGAAGAAGTTTCCGACCTACCTGGGCAAGGACATGGACAAGGAAGCGGCGGGTCGGGTTCACAAACAAACCCGCAGCGATATCAAGGAATTCGGCCAATCCCGATTGTTGCCCACGTGGGAAGATTTTCTCGCGGCTGCAGCCAAAGCGGTCGAAGATTACAACGCCGCGCCCCATTCTGCCCTTCCGAAGTTTACCGACCCGGTATCAGGGCGCAGACGGCATATGTCGCCCAACGAGGCATGGGAGGCGCACGTCAAAGCTGGCTTTAAGGCAATCCCTGTTGATGAAAGCCTGAAAGACGATCTGTTCCGGCCCTACGTCGAGCGGGTGGCCAATCGCGGGTTGGTCAAATGGAACAAGAACGAATTCTTCCATCGGGATCTGCTCGGCTTCAGTGGCGAGAAGGTCATGGTGGGCTACGACGAAACGCAGGCGCGGTATGTCTGGGTGCGCGAGATCGACAAGGAAACCGGTGCGCCTGGCGCATTCATCTGCAAGGCCGATTTCAGCGGCAACAAGGAACGCTACATCCCGTTGACTGCGCAACGCGCCGCCGAAGAGCGCCGGGTCAAGGGGCAGTTGCGCCGCCTGGACGACAAAGCTGTCGCCATCCGCGAAGAGCTTGGCAACCCAGGGCAATTGGACCATCGGCCCGAGGTGCCGTTTGAGCCGGTAGCACCCGCCGCCGAGATCGTGATTTCAAAGGCAGATAATGTGGTGGACATGGTTTCAGCCACATCCCCGCAACGCAGGATATTCCGCAATGACAAGGAATTCTGCGCCTTCGCTCTCGATCATTTCGAGGAACTGCAAACCCGCCAAGTCAAGCGCATCAAAGATCTTCTGAATCACAGGGAAGACAGCAACTGGTTGGCAATGTCAGGCATCGATGTGGACCGGCTTAGAGAACTTGTTCGCGCCGACGCCCGACAAAACCGAGGTCACGAGGAGAAAGTATCATGAAATCCAAGTTTGTCTACACAGAGAACGTCACCCGCTTTTACGACCGGCTGCGCGACGTCAGCAATCGCGGGGCACATGAGGCCTGCATTATCGTTGTGGATGGCGCACCTGGCCTGGGCAAGACCACCTGCATGTCGCATTTCGTGACACAAACCCAGAGCATCTACCTTCGGGCAAATCAGGGGTGGGATTACCGCTTTCTGATCGACACGCTGTTGAAGGAAATGGATATCACGCCGCCGCGTACCCGGCTTGCGCGGTACGAGCGGCTGCTGCAGGCGCTTCGGGAGCGTGCACATGCTTCCGAGCAGGCCGGGCATACGTTCAGCCTGGTGGTTGATGAATGCGACCAGGTGTCGTCCCGCCGTGAGGTGATGGAAACCATCCGGGATCTGTCGGACATTCAATTCATGCCGACGGTCCTGGTCGGCATGGGGCGGCTGCGCGAGAACCTGCTGCGATTCCCCCAGATCGAGAGTCGCGCGCCTCGCAAAGTGCGGTTTCATCCGGCCAGCGTGGAAGATGCGCGCAAAGTCATCGAGGCGCGCTGCGAAGTGCCGATTGCTAACGATCTGAGCCATTTCATGTGGAAGGTGTCGAAAGGGTTCAACCGTGAACTGCTTGAAGCGATTGCCCATGTTGAGCGGGCGGGTCTTCGGCTCGACTATGATGAGGGCGGTGTCACGTTGGCAGACATGGCCGGTCAGGTTGTCACCTATGACCGCGACACCGGCAATCCGATCATGGCACCGGAGCTGGTGTGATGTCGGCTCTTTCACCAGGCACGGTCGCAACCGAGCTTTTGCAGGCCCTGAAGGACGGTAAGCCGCGTTTCCTGTCCGATCTGGCAACGGAGATGGGGCGTTCCAAACGTCAGGTGTCCGACGCGGCGGCGCTGTTGCGCTCCAGGTACTTGTTGAGCCTTCTGGGCGCTGGCTATTACAGTTTGACCGACAAAGGCGTCGCTGCAGCCGCCCGTGGCGCTGTTTTCACCTCTGGTCCCAGAAAGGCCAGCGGCGCGCGCAGGATGGTCAAACACACGTTTCGTGAGCGCGCATGGCGGTCCATGCGGTTCCGCCGCCAGTTCACCCAGTCCGACATTCTGATTGACGCAACTGCGGAAGACCGGAACCCGCACAACAATCTGGCGCGCTATGTCCGGTATCTTCTTTGGGCGGGCTATGTCGAAGAGCTTCCTTTCCGCCAGGCCGGGACGAAACCGGGGTCGAACGGGTTCAAGCAGTATCGGTTGATCAAGGACAGCGGCCGCGCCGCACCGGTCTATTCCGAGGCGCGCCAGATGTTGCTGGATCCGAACACAGGGGAGGAATTGCCATGCAAGCCGAAGCAATGATCACCGATACCGATCCGGAATGGCTGGCGCTTCTCAAGATCGAGGTGGCCAAAGAAGGTCAATCTGTCAGCTCGGTTGCGGCGCGGATCGGGATGCCCCGACCGTCGCTGTCCTTGCTGGTGAATGGCACCTATCCCGCCCGTCTGGACAAGGTTGGCAACAAATACGCTGCGAAAGTGCTGGGTCTTCTGAAGGACGAGCTGCACTGCCCGCACCTGCGAAAAGGCATCAGCCTTGAGGCCTGCCGCCATCATGCCGGGCGTCCGATGTCCACCAACAACCCCGAGCGGATGAGCCAGTTCATGGCCTGCCGCGCCTGTCCCCAAAACCCAATCTCAAAACCAGAAGGAACGACAAAATGAGCGAACAACCCAAAGAGATGATGATCAACAGCCAGGGGCATCATGTCCCTATCGACCTGGTGAAGCCCGAAGACATCATGAAGCACGAAGTTGCGGTGCGCATGGTCGCAAAGGCCAAAGAGGTTCAGGCGCTGATGGCCGAGCTGAAGGAACTGACTTTCTCTGAAGTCTTCGCCGCCAAGGCGCTGATCATGGAGAAGTACAATGCCAAGGTTGGTGGCCAGAAGGGGAACATTACCATTGCGTCCTATGACGGCAAGCAGGGCGTCAGGATTTCGGTTCAGGAGCAGATCCATTTTGGCCCGGAGCTCGAGGCTGCAAAACATCTGATCGATGATTGCATCGAAGAATGGTCTGCCGGTGGCAATCAGAACATTCGCGCGCTGGTCGAACATGCGTTCCAGGTCAACAAGGAAGGGTCCATCGACACGGGCCGGGTGCTGGGCCTGCGCGGCGTCAACATGAAGAGCGAGACCGGCGAGATCGACCCTAACTGGGAAAGGGCGATGGAGGCCATTGCTGACGCGGTCAAGGTCAAGAGTACCGCTTCCTATGCGCGCTTTTTCGAGGAAAACCCGATGACCGGCAAGCTCGAGACGATCTCTCTCGACTTTGCGAAGTTGTGAGGATGCAATGATGGACATTCCATTTATGACCATCGACGGCCTGGTCGACCTGATGAACCTGCGCGAGTGCGATCTGACGGAAGAGAAGATCGCCGATAGTCTGGCCAAAACCAACCGCTTTAACGGGCGCACTCCGGTGCCCTGGTCGGTGGCGTCTCATTCCGTGCTGGTGTCGCACATCTGCCCGCCAGGTCTTGAGGCCTGGGGCCTGCTGCATGATGCGCATGAATTCCTGCTGGGCGACTTTTCCAGGCCGAGCGTGGATTTCGTCGCCCGGCCATTTGAAAGCCCGTCGAAATCGGTTGTGGCAATCGCCATCGACCAGGCCAAGGCCGAAATTGATGACCTTATCGGCTTTGCATGGGCGCTTGATGAGGTCGCGGATTTCGGAGAGCTGACTGTCGCCGACAATATCGCTCTCGCAGCCGAGATGTTCGTGTTCTTCGGGGCCGAGCCTGTCTGCCATGGGACGCCGGACGAAGACGCTTTCGAGCGCGCGGTCACCCTCATTCACGAATTGCCAAAGGACACGGCGTGGCGCGCTGCCCGTGACCTCTGGCTCGAACGTGCGCGCCATCTGGCGTCGCTCGGCCATCTGCGGATCCCCGCAGGCGGAACCCAACTGGTACGCGACATGCGGCCAGCAACAGCTCTGGAGAAAATGACATGAGCACGATTACCAAAACACAGATCATCAAGGAAATCGCAGAGGCCACCACCTTGTCACAATCGGAGGCAGGTGTCGTTGTCGATCAGCTGATCGAACAGATCGACCTGCACACGACCGAAGGCAACAAGGTGGGCCTGAAAGGTTTCGGCACCTTCGAGCGCCGCGAACGGGCCGCGCGCACCGGGCGGAACCCCAGCACCGGAGAGTCCATCGAGATCGCCGCCAGCAGCATACTGGCCTTCAAGGCGGCAAAGGCAATGAAAGGCTGATCGCATCCTTTGCGAAACCGGCCCGATGGGCCGGTCTGCGGGGCGTGGTGGCCTTGTACTGATGAGCAACCGGAGGAAGACGGATGGAATATTCGCTGAAGGACAACGAAACCGGCGGTGTCGATCTCATACGGGCGGAACCAGAGGTGGTTGGCACATTCCACGACCGGGACGTCGCGCTTAAGGTGCTGAACCTTCTGCTGTTTCCGCAGAAAGCCGAACCCGAGGTGCTTACGCCTGCTCCTGAGAAGGCCCCGGCGACACAGGCCTTCGCGGCTGTGCGTGGCGGTTCAGAAGTGTCCAAGAAGCAGCCGACTGCCGAGAAGGTAGGGTCTGCCAGCACCCCCCAGTTGCCAGTCTCAGCCCCGCGCCCCGTCGCGGTTGCAGAGGCCAAATTCGATCTGGATGCCGCCTTTGCCCGGATCAGGGACGGCGAAAAACTCGCGGATGTGGCGGCAGACGTGGGCACAACCATGGGCAGCCTGCGGTCCAAATGGGCCAATCATCAGCGCTATCTGAAGGCGACGGTCAATCGGGACAATCGCGCCAAATGCGCATTGTGCGACAAGGAATTCACCCCCTCAGCCGCCAGCCCGGACAAATGTGCGAGGTGCGCCCGTGACTGATCTGGCCAGCTTGACCGTCTATGACCGGGCACAACGGATCGAAGAGGTGCTGATGGAAGCCCTTCGTCACAGAGGTTTCGAAGTCGGATCGGACCCGGATGGGCGGTATTTCTTAACGCCCAGCGAGTCCAACCGCGATGAGTGGGACCATCACTACCTGGAACCACTTGTGCGCGAGATCGAGCGGGAGCTGTTCCCATGAACGCGAACGCCATCATCAACATCGCCAAGAAAGAGCTGCGCCTGGAAGAAGATGATTACCGGGCCGTTCTGGAACGTGTGACCGGCAAAGCATCCTTGCGCGATATGACGGATCGGCAGAAACGGGACGTGGTCTCCGAGTTCAAGCGCCTGGGCTTCAAGGTCAAGGGCGGTGCGAAGGGAAAGCACCCTGCGTCGACAAAGCCCTATATCCGGCTGATCCATGCTCTTTGGAGATCCTGTCACCGGTTGGGCGTCATCGATGACGGTTCTCGGGCGGCATTGCGCACCTTCTGCGGCAACAAGCTCGGCGGTGGCGTCGCGACGGACCCCGATCTGTTGAGCTATGAACAGGCCAGCCCGATCATCGATGCGCTGCGCGCCATGGAGCGGCGGGGCAAGGCGACATGACCGATTGGCCGTTTCATACGCTTATTCCCATGAAGTATTCCGCGATCCTGGCCGATCCGCCATGGGCCTATGTCATGCGATCCGACAAAGGATACGAGAAGAGCCCGGAATCGCACTACGACACCATGTCTCTCGACGTGATCAAGGCGCTGCCGGTCGATCAACTGGCGGCACCTGATTGTCATCTGTTCATGTGGTCCACATGGCCGCATTTGCCGCAGGCACTGGAAGTGCTTGCAGCATGGGGCTTCACCTACGTCACGGGTGGTGCCTGGCTGAAGCGCACCAAGAACTGGCTTCCGGCTTTTGGAACAGGCTACGTGCTGCGCAGTGCCACAGAACCTTTCCTGGTCGGCAAGCTCAACCGGCCAGAGATTGCCAGCCGCTCCGAGCGCAACGTGATCATCGATACAGAGGTTCCAGACCTGATCGACAGCCTGCGGCAGGAGCATTCGCGCAAACCCCTTCAGATGCGGGAAATGATCGAGCGTCTGCACCCCAAAGGCCATCTGGCGGAAATCTTCGCGCGCGAGGCCTGGGCTGGTTACGACGTCTGGGGCAACCAGGCGGACAAGTTTGATGGGAGCCTCGGACAATGAGCGACCAGCTTCCTGTTTCCCTGGAAGGCGTCCCTCAGTCCCTGGTGGATGTAGCAGAGACCTTCGGTCTGCAGGTCGTTTTCCTGCTGATGGAGCACTTTGGCGGGCTTGATGTTCAGTTCCCCAGAAACCCGCCTGACGATCACCCACTGGTGCAGGCCCTGGGCCAAGAGACAGGCCGCGAGGTCAGCCACTTCTTGACAGGCGCGACCATCTATATTCCACATGCGCGTGGAAAAACCACGCAACGCGCGATCATGAAGCTGGAAAAGGCGGGTCTTGATCGATCTGAGATTGCGCGGACGCTCGGCATTTCTCAACGCCATGTTCGGCGTGTTGCCAACGCGGGCGGCAAAAGCGACCCCAATCAACTGGACATGTTTTCTGACGGTGAATGATCGGCCCGGACGTATGTCCGCTAAACTGGTCAGCACCTATCCCGCATGCCTCTGGCAACGTTCAGCCAGCCAGAGGTTTTTTCATGTCAGCAACTCAATTGAAGACCAGCTCTGAGGGCATCGCATTCCTCGAGCGCCACGAAGGCGTCGTACTCAAGGCCTACCGCGATCCGGTGGGCATCTGGACCATTGGCGCGGGCCTGACCAAGGCATCCGGCGTCGTTTCTCCCAAGGGCGGTATGCAACTTACGCCATCCGAAGCGTCCAGCCTGTTGGCAGAAGCCCTGCACCGGAATTATGAGCCAACCGTCAACGACGAAATGCCCGGCGCTTCGCAGAATGATTTCGATGGTGCGGTCAGCTTTCATTTCAACACCGGCGCAATCAAGCGCGCCAGCTGGGTCAAGTCCTGGCGTTCCGGCAACTGGTCAGAGGTCAAGCGCCGCCTCGGTCTCTGGAACAAGGCAGGTGGCCGTGTCCTCAAGGGGCTGACGCGTCGCCGCGCGGAGGAATACGAAGTGATGCGCTTTGGCACCTATGGTGGCCAACTGCCGGTTTCGAAAGGTGGCTCGGCAAGAATCGTGGTGAGCATGTCTGCCCAGGAGATCGCGGATCTGCGCGCCGACTTTTCTGCGCTTGGTTTTGATCCCGGCAGCCGCTCGGATGGCATTGCTGAAGCGGCGGTTCGCGCTTTCCAGGGCAAGCATGGACTGACCGTCGATGGTTTGATTGGCCGGGCAACGCTTTCGACAGTCCAGCGCATGCGGGACGCGAAACGCAAAGCGGCCACTGCCGGTGCCGCCACCGCCGGTGGCACTGCGGCCGGTGCGGCGGTGCCTGCCATCGACGCACTGCCCGTGGACCCCTCGGCCCTGGGCGCGGGAGGTGGTGTTGCCTGGCTGATCTGGGTGGCATGGACCTACCGCGATGCAATTGCGGCCATGATCGAGGCGTCCAATCCGGAAATCGCAAAATGGCTGAGGGAGCTTTGATATGTCAGCAGCATTGATTGCCACCGCAATGAACGTGGGCGCGCCCCTGGTGCGCCAGATCCTCTCGGGCAAGATCGGCAACGGCCCCACAGGGCTTGTCATGGATGTTGTCGACCAGATCGCCAAGCGGGCCGGGGTGCCGGTCAGCAAACTGGAAGCGGTTGCGGAGACTGACCCCGACCTGATCCATGAAGCGATTGAACAGGTCGAAGCCATGGCACCGGAGATGATCGCGCTCTATGCCAGTGGCGTTGAAAAGCAATTTGCCCTGCTCACGCTGGAGACCCAAGGTCCGCGCTGGTTCAGCGCATGGCGGCCGCTCTGGATGTATTTCCTGATGTTCCTCTGGTTCTGGAACATCGTGGCCGTCCACATGATCAACGCCATCATGAAATGGGCGGTGCCGCAGATCGATATGACGATGCTGCTGTCGCTGACCGGTCTGTTTATGGCGCTCTACATGGGGGGCCACACGCTGAAGGATTTCGCCCGGACCCTGCGAAAGGACAGCGTGAATGGGCCTTGAGCAGAATAGCCTGACCATCGCCAGCCACCTGGCGATGGTTGTCATCTTGTTCATTTTGGCAGGCAGAGCGCTCAGCACCTTCAACAAGGGGCTGGGCGGTTTGGCCATTGAACATGGCCTTATGGCCGCCATTGCGATTGCCTGCGTCGGTCTGTCGATTGAGCGCGGGTATTACGTCTTGGCGCGGTTTTTCCTCGGCAAGGGGGTTAATCTGTGGGGGATGCACCCAGCTCCGGAAGTGCTTTCACTGATCGTTTGCGTTGGGCTCTATGGGGTCATGGTTCCGCTCGTAAGGGCGCAGAATGCCTCGCGTCGGCGTTTCGCCCACCGCATCGGGTGGGAAGTGGTCTCGCTCATCTCTTTTTGGATTTTCACTGTTTGGTTGCTCTTCTGATGATGGAATACGTGGATATTACAACGGGGATTATTGGCTTGATCCTGACCGTTTTCGGCGCGTTGTCCGCACTCATCCTGTGGCTGCATCGGAAGATGAAGAAGGTTGCCCAGGACGCTGTCAGCGAGGCCTCCGGGCCGCAAGAGCAGACGGTGCAGCGGTTGGGGCGGCTTGAGGGCGAAGTTGGTACGCTCGGCACCGATCTGGGCGTTATGCGCAGTGAATTGAGCTCCATCGGTGATCGCGTCTCGAAAGTTGAGCGCACCATGGAGAAGGTCGCGACCCAGTCGGACGTCAGCGACGTCAAACGCGAAGTACATGGCCTGAAAACCGCATTCGACCTGCAGATGAGTACCATCGGCGGGCAGATCAACATGCTCTACCAGGCCGCGCTGGACGCGCGCCCCAAGAACTGAAGAGGCTGACAATGTCCAAACCAGAAGACAAGAGGCGCAAAGCCCGGTCTGATTACGTCTACAGGCGCATGACAGGCACCACGATTGCGGCAATCCATCGGATCAGCCCCTCCACCTTCGCCCGCTGGAAGAAGTCGGCGAAAGCGCAGGGCGATGACTGGGATATCGCGCGCAGTGCATCGATCATTGCCGGTGAGGGTGTTGAGGCCGTGGTCTCCAGCGTGGTCGAAGATTTCATGATCATGGCCCAATCTCTGATCGACGAGATCAAGAACGATACGATTCCGATGGAGCAGAAAATCAAGCACCTGACGTCGCTGGCTGATGGGATGACGAAGATGACATCCGCTGCAGGCAAGCTGGCACCCCGGATCTCCGAGCTGGGCGTTGCCCAGGACGTGGTATCGCAGATGCTGGATTTTGTGCGCGCGGAATTTCCGCACCACAGTGCCGCCATTCTTGAAATCCTCGAGCCGTTTGGCGACATGCTGACCGCGCGGTTCGCCTCATGAGCAAGCGCCCGCAGCTCAAGGCGAAGGTCAGCCGCAAGGAGTTCCGCGAGAACCTTGCGGCAATGGCCAACGATTTCTCGCGCTGGATTGAACTGGCGGTATCGGAATTTCCGGCAGACGCCGACGCGCGCGCCGAGCGTCTGGACCGGATTGCAGATCCGCAATCCGGCTTCCAGTATTTCCTCGAAACCTACCTGCCGCACTACGTCCGGGGCGACCACAGCCTGTTCCACCAGCACATCTTCGCGCGGGTGCCGGAGATCCTCGCGGAACCGGAAGGTGCAAGGGATCTGTTCATCGCGCCGCGCGGGTCTTCCAAATCCACGCATCTTTCGCTCGGCTTTGCGCTCTACTGCGTGATGCTCGGGCACAAGAAATACATCCTTGAAGTCTGTGACGTCTATTCCCAGGCGGCGCTGCTGATAGAAGCGATCAAAGCTGAGTTGACCAGCAATCCGCGGCTGAAGTTTGACTTCCCCGAGATCTGCGGAGTGGGCCGGGTGTGGCGCGAGGGCGAAATCATCACCCGCAACAACATTCGGATTGAAGGTCTTGGTGCGGGCCAGAAGATCCGGGGACGCCGGCATGGTCCGCACCGGCCTGACCTGATGTTCTTTGACGATCTGGAAAACGACGAGGCCGTGCGGTCGCCTGATCAGCGCAAGAAGCTGGAGAACTGGGTCAACCGCGCGGCACTGAAGGTTGGACCGCCCGATGGATCCATGGACGTCATCTGGGTCGGGACCGTGTTGCATTACGATGCGGTGATCGTCCGGGCTGCCAAGTCGCCAGTTTGGCGCAATGTCGAATTCCAGGCCATCGTCAAATGGCCCGACAACATGGAGCTCTGGGACCGGTTCGAAGAGGTCTACCAAAACGACGGCGAACCGGCGGCACGGGCATTCTATCTGGCCAACAAGGGCGCGATGGATGCGGGTGCCGTGGTCAACTGGCCGTCGATGCAATCTCTGATCTTCCTGATGCTCGAACGTGCGGCCTCGCATGATGCCTTCCAGACCGAGTATCAGAACAAGCCGATTTCCGAGGGCAATCCATTCGGAAAGCTGATCTACTTCGTTATTCCGACACCCAACCTGATCCATTTCGGGGCCATCGACCCGTCGCTAGGCAAGCATGGCAAGGGCCGTGATCCATCGGCCATTCTGGTGGGCGGTTTTGATCGGATGACCGGCAGAATGGATCTGCTGGAGGCGTCGATCCGCAAGCGCCTGCCGGATATCATCATCAGCGATGCCATCGCGATGCAGAAGAAGCACCAGGCGCACCTGTGGTTTGTCGAAGCGGTGCAGTTCCAGGAATTCCTGCGCACAAGCCTCATGGCGGAAGCGGCAAAACAGGGCGTGGCCCTGCCTGCTGTGCCGATCACGCCCCATGCTGACAAAAACCTGCGCATCGAGCGGCTGCAGCCGCCTGTCACGGCGGGTCTGATCCGCTTCAATGCCAACCACAGCACAATGATCGATCAGCTCCAGCAGTGGCCCGATGCGGATCATGACGACGGGCCGGATTGCCTGGACATGCTTTGGCAAAATGCCCTGCGCTATGCCGGTGGTCTGGCTGGAAGCGGGACCGGCTTCTCGACCACAGCCTCATCGGTCAGCGACACTCTGGAAGGATACCGCCTGTGAACAAGTCTGACAGTGATCTCACGGCCACGGAACGAAAGAACCTTCCGCGCGATGCCACGCATCTGATCGCGCATGCGCGCAACGACATCACGATCCCGTTCTTTTCCGGCGCGCTCCAATATGTCGATGAGACGCTGATCCAGAAAGGCGGCGGTCGGGGACTGAAGATCTATGACGAGATCGAGCGCGACACCCATGCCTTCGCCATGCTGCAAAAGCGCAAGAAAACACTTGTGGCGCGGGAATGGGTGATCGAGGCGGCATCAGACGCACCACTGGATGTGCGCGCGGCCGAGATCTGCAAAGCGCTTCTGAAGGCGTTGCCGTTTGATCGGATCTGCGAGGATTTCCTGGACGCGACATTGAAGGGTTTTGCTGTTTCGGAAATCGTCTGGGGGCGTCGTGAGGGGCTGATCGCACCTGAAAAGATCGTCGCGCACGATCAGCGCCGATTCGTGTTCGATGAGGATTGGAACCCGCGCCTGCTGACCTTTGCGGACATGCGCGACGGTATCGAACTGCCTGGTCGGAAGTTCATGGTTCACCGGCATGGCGTGAAGGGGAACAACCCCTATGGCCTCGGCCTGGGCACCCGTCTGTTCTGGCCGGTGCTGTTCAAGAGAGAGGGCGTCACCTTTTGGTTGCACTTCCTTGAAAAATTCGCAGGGCCAACGGTCGTGGCGGAGATCCCCTACGGCACCCTGCCTGAAGAGCAGCGAAAGATCATGCTCTCCTTGAACCAGATCCGGACGTCGTCGGCGGTGACTATGCCGGTGGGAACAGATACAAAATTCCTCGAAGCCGCCCGTAGCGGTTCCGTCACCTACCAGGAGTTTATCACCTACTGGGACAAGCAGATGTCGATCTGCGTCAATGGCGAGACGCTGACCACCGACATCGGCTCCAACGGCTCCAGGGCAGCATCCCAGACCCACGAGAACATGCTGGAGAACTTGGTCGACAGTGACGGCGACTTGTTGTCCGATACGCTCAAACAGCAGCTGCTGACGTGGATTGTCGATTACAACGTGCCTGGTGCGCGTGTGCCGGACGTCTGGCGGGTCCGGGCAGAAAACGAGGTCGAAACGGCCAAGGTGCGCAAGTCGAAGGCAGAGGCTGCCATCGCCGTGGACAAGGCGTTGATGGCCGTTGTTCGCACCGCGCGCCAGTTCGACAGTGACGATGATGCCCGTGAGTACATCACATCACACGGTTTGACAGAAGGTCTGTCCGATCAGACCATCGATCAGCTGGTCGCCATGCGCACCCGGATCGAAGAGCCTCAAGCGCCCAGCTTCGCGGCTGGAAAACAGCGTAAAAAAAAAGTTCATGATCACGCCTGCTTTGCCAATCCGGACAATCCAACCGCGCAGCTGACCGACCAGCTGCTGGCGGAATCGGCGGATCATTTCGCGCGGCGCATCGCGGCGATCCGCAAGGCGGTGGATGCGCCGAATGCCGATGAGGCATCTGCCAACTTGTTGAAGCTCTGGTCCGGCTGGTCACCAAGCCTCCTGGGGCGACTGATTGACCAGGCGCTGGAACTTTCGGCTTTGCAGGGGCGTGAGGCAGTGTTTGCCGAAACCGATGCGACCGAAGAGTTTGCAGCGAAGGTGGTGCCCCAGCCGTTTCAGGAGCAGATTGATTTCCTGCTGCAGAAACGCGCCAAACCGACCAAGGCCTGGACGGATGCCATGGCCGGTGATCACGACAGGGCATTCGTCGTGGCCGGTGCGACGGACCTTGCGATGGTCGAGAAATTCCATGAGGCCATTCTCGACGCGGCACAGTCCTGGGACCGAAAGGCGTTTGCCAAAGACTTTGACCGCATCGTCGAGAAATATGGCTGGGACTACAACGGCGGTCGGGATTGGCGCATCCGCACAATCTTCGAGACCAACATGCGCACAAGCCATATGGCGGGCCGTCTTCAGCAGATGCGCGATCCGGACGTGCTGCGCTTGCGGCCATTCTGGCAATACCGTCATGCGGACATCCGCGTACCACGCAATCCAAGGCCATCGCATCAGTCCTGGGATGGCCTTGTCCTGCGGCATGATGACCCCTGGTGGGACTACCACTTTCCGCCAAACGACTGGCAGTGCAGTTGCGGTGTTGCCAGCCTGTCTCAAGGCGATCTGCGCCGCCTGGGCAAGGACGGCCCGGACACCGCCCCTGAAATCATCATGGAGACCTACACCCATGCTGCGACCGGCGAGACGGTTCGGAAGCCAAAGGGTGTCGGCTATGGCTGGGACTACCAGCCTGGAACCCTCTGGGAGCGGGGTCTGGTACCGTCTCAGCTGATCGAAGAGGCGGGTGGCCCGACTGAGTTCGGGCGGCACGTTGCCCTGGTGGACGTACCCGAACCCATTGAAGACCTGATTGCGAAGGCGCGACCCTTCAAAGCTGAACCATTGGCGGAGGGTTTGACCGATGCGGAGTACATCGACGGCTTCCTGTCGCCCTTCGGTGCAAAGCGCGGTGAAGCGGTCCTGTTCGAGGACCGGGCAGGCGACCGCATCCCGATCTCGGATCAGTATTTCAGGACTGCGCGGGGTGATCTGAAGGTCGGTAAACGAGATCGGGGGCCTTTCACCCCGCTCATGGCAGAAACCATCATGGATCCGGATGAAATTTGGGTCGGCGTAGTGTCGCGCCCCGATCCGGTCGATGACACAGTTAAGAATCTGATCGTGGACCGGCGGTACATCCGTGTCGATCAGGAAACCGGGCTGGTCGTGGTCCTTCAGATCGGGCGCAAATTCTGGGAGGCGGTGACGGCCTATCTTCCCACCGATAAGAAGGGCAGGCCCGATCTGAAGCTGCTTGACCGACGGCGCGGTGGCAAACTGCTTTGGAAAAGAAGAAAGCGGCAAGGGTGATCCTGCCGCCTTGTCGAATTACTAGCAGGACCATCACCGGTCATCGCATTTCCGACACCCTTTAATTTAGCCACTCATGACGGGAAAATCAATATGACCGGTATCAGCTACGAAATCGACGCCAGCGAAGCCTTGGCAGGCGTGGAGGAGCTCAAACGCCGCCTCGCCCAGTCGGCCGGGTTCTACAAGAACGTGGGCGATTACCTGGTCTTTTCGACGAAGGAGACTTTCGACCGCGAGACCTCACCGGACGGTCAGCCGTGGAAGCCGCTTTTGCCATCAACCATCAAAGGTCGCGTTTCGCGTGGACGATCCCCAAACGGTATATTGAGAGAAAGCGGCGATCTTGCCGGTTCCATCAATGCCCAGGCTGGCAGCGCGGAGGTGAAAATCGGGTCCAATGTTGAGCACGCGGCCATCCACCAGCTGGGCGGCACGATCAAGAAACCTGCGCGCCAGGGCGAGATATTCCTCAAGCGCAACGAAAGAACCGGTGAGATCGGCAACCGCTTTGTAAAGAAATCCAAATCCAACGCGGTCCAGGATGTGACAATTCCCGCCCATGAGATCACCATCCCGGCGCGCCCCTACCTGGGTATTTCCGACGCGGACCAGGCAGCAATAATCGAACTGGCGGACGAGTGGCTGCACGACTGAATTTGCCTGTCGGAAAAAATCGCCGCTGTGGGGCACAGGGTGCCGCCCGCGCCCACATCCCCGGAAAATCCGGCCAAGGGGTGTTAAGGGGGTGTTAGAATGGCCCTGTGGCCCGATTGAGCCCCTATCCCAATAGGGAACAACGAACTCCGGCTTGCCAGAAGCCAATTCATCGCGCACCTTGCCCTTCGCGGAGCTGATTTTCGATGACCGGACCTAGGTCCGGGCCACAGGTGCAAATCACGCCGCTAGAGATGATCCACGTTGAACGAACTGGATCATGCCCTGATGCCCAAAGCTACAACCCAACCGAAGACCGCCCGGATCGAAGTATTCCGCCCCGGCACTTTCTCCCCCATGCAGGGCGGCTCCCTGTCGTTTTCGAATGCGGACCTGAAGGCCATCGCGGACGCCTATGCGCCCGATACCGCACCCGCGCCGATTGTTGTGGGTCATCCCAGCACCGATGCGCCTGCATTCGGCTGGGCCGACAGCTTTGAGTTCGACGCAACCGAAGAGCGGCTCTACGCCAATCTGAGCGACATCGACGCCGAGTTCGCTGCGGCTGTTCAGGCCGGACGCTACAAGAAGGTGTCCTTGTCGTTCTTCCCGCCCGACCATTCTGCAAACCCGGTGCCCGGTTCCTGGTATCCCAAGCATGTCGGCTTTCTCGGCGGCGCGGCACCTGCCGTCAGCGGCCTGAAGAACGCCCAGTTCTCAATCACCTCGGACGAGGCCATCACCTTTACCGCCGATTTTGGCGAATGGGGCTTTGAGCGTACCGCGCGCATGTTCCAGGGCATCCGCGAGTTCTTGATCGAGAAATTCGGCCTTGAGGACGCGGACAAGGCGATCCCGGCCTACGAGATCGAATGGCTGGACGATACCGAAATCGAAAAAACCCCGCGCGCGTTCTCAGCGCCAAAAACCACCCCCGAACCGAAAAAGGAGGCCATTGTGCCCACAGACCCCAAACCGGCTGACCCCCAAAAGGAAGCCGATTTCGCCGCCCGTGAGGCAAAGCTGAACGAGCGCGAAGCAAAGATTGCCCACGATCAGAACGTCAGCTTCGCCGACGAGCTGGTGACCGAGGGCCGTCTTCTGCCCGCGTCCAAGGACAAGGTGGTCGCGATCCTGGACGCTCTGCCCGCCGATGCGTCGGTGTCCTTCGCCGAAGGGGAGGCCAAGCTGTCCCCGGCTGATGCTGTCCGGGCCGTTCTGAAAGAGCAGCCCAAGGCCGTGAGCTTTGGCAAGCTCGACCTGCCCGAGGCCGGTTCCGAGCAGACGGCAACCTTCGCCAGCGATGGCAACTCGGTGGATCCCGCTCAGTTGGAGATCCACCAGAAGGCGCTCGCTTACCAGAACAAACATCCGGACACCGCGTATCTCGCGGCTGTGCGCGCCGTTTCCTGAAGGAGGAACAACAGATGCAATATTTCCAGGACGTCCTGTCCCTCACCGCCACCGCCACCGGCCTGTTTGATGCCTATGATCTTATCGGCTTCGATGACGCCAAGATTACGACCAACGATGCTGCCGTGAAGGGGTTTGCCAAAAACCCTGCCACAGAAATCGGCATGGACGTTGCGGTCTGCGTGATCGGGACGGTGCGCGTCAAAGCAGTCGGCGCAATCGCCCAGGGCGCGCTGGTCAAGACGGCCGCCGCAGGTGGCGTCCAGACTGGCGGTGTCGACCCTGCCAACCCATTCGCCACAGCGCTTACCGCTGCCGCCGACGGCGAATACGTCACAATCCTCCTCCGCTAAGGAAAATCGTCATGAACCAACCCGTAAACGTCCGCACCGCCGCCGTCGTCGACCCGATCCTGTCGACACACGCGCGCGGTTACCGCAACGCCATGTTCATCGCGGGAATGTTGTTTCCGCGTGTCCGCATCCCGAACCGGTCCATGCGTGTCCTGAAGTTCGGCAAGGAAAGCTTCCGGATGCTCAACACCCGCCGCGCGCCTGGCGCGAACAAGAAGCGCGTCCAATACGGCTATGACTCCGATCCGATCTCATTGGTCCAGGATGCGCTTGAAGGGCTGGTGCCTATCGAGCACCTGGAAGAGGGCATGAGCATTCCAGGCGTCGATCTCGCGTCCAACGCTGTCGGCATGGTGCTGGACGTCGTCGATCTCAATCTTGAGTTCGATTGCGCAACTCTGGCCCGGAACGCAGCAAACTATTCCGCGAACAACAAGCTCGCGCTCACCGGCGCGGATCGCTGGTCAAGTTCGACAAGCGACCCCAAAGGCGACATGGACGCGGCCAAGGAAGCGATCCGCCAAATGATCGGGCGCTATCCCAACACGCTGGAACTGGGGCCGACGGCCAAGAGTGCGCTCTCCAATCATCCGACCATCAAGGAGCAGTTCAAGTACACCAGCAAGGACAGCATCACCGTCGAGATGCTCGCCGCGTACTTCGAAGTGGATCGGGTCGTGGTGGGCAAGGCCGTCTATCTGCCGGAAACCGCCGGTGACGGTGATGCGGCAACCGACGTCTGGGGTGACGATGCGATCCTCGCCTATGTCCCGATGACCGGCGACAACTACGCCGTCCCCTCCTTCGGCTACACCTACGAGCTCGCCGGATATCCGATGGTGAACCAGCCCTATTTCGAGAACTCGAACGACAGCTGGATCTACCCGACGAAGGTTGAGCGGCGTCCGTACCTGGTGGGGGCCGAAGGCGGCTTCCTGTTCCAGAACGCGGGCGCGGCTGCAGCCTAAGGAGGGCATCAACATGGAAGATCTGATTGAAGTCACGCTGATCGCGCCTGCGAAGGTTGATGGCAGTCGCAAACCGGTCGGCGCAAAGGTCCACGTGACCAAAGAGGTCCGCGACCAGCTCGCGGACTCCGGAGCAGCCGTCAAGTTGGCTGATGTGGAAGATGAGCTTGAGGTGGAGATCACCGAGTTCGAGATGGCCGTCAAGGAAAAGGCCGAAGAGCTGGTTGTGGTCGCCGTCGAGGATCTGGTCGAAGAAACCCGCAAGGCCGAGGCGCGCGCCAAGGCCGCGACCGAGCGCGCGGATCGGCTGGAAGCCGAGCGCGCGGAAGTCGAGATGGGCCGCGACATCATGGCGGGCCGCGCAGAGCAGGCTGAGGCGAAGGTCGCGGAGCTGGAAGACCAGATCGCCGCGTTGACAGCAGAGCAGAAACCCAGCCCAGCGTCTGTAGACGCTGACAAAAAGAGCGCGCCTACCAAGGCCGCCGAGAAAGAGACGGGCAGGAAGCCCGCAGCCAAAGGCAAGGCGACTTAACAACCCCCCAGGCTGGCAAAGCCTTGCCCTCGCCAGGGGGCCTTTCGGTCCCCTGGCATTTCAATCCTACCTCCAGCACCAGGGCACCCTTATGACCGACACCCCCCACAAAGGCCTTCCCGTTCACGGTTACCGCCCGCAGTCCGATGACGCCTTGGCCCTTGTCCAGGCGAACAAGGAAGCCGAGGAGCGCGTTCTGCGTATTCTCGATAAACTGGAGGAATGGCAGGAAATCGACCGGCGTTGGCTGGCCATTGGCCGCACCAACATCGAGCAGGGCTTCATGGCAATGAACCGCGCCGTGTTTAAGCCCGGACGCGCGACCTTGCCCGAGGATCAGGACGAAGCATGATCCACGCCCTTCAATATCCAGACCGCGTCACGCTTGAAAAGGCAATGTCGCCCGGCGGCTTCTGCCTGGAGCCGCGCCGTGTCGCTGGCCTCTACGAGCTTGTTTATGTCTGCCCGTGTGGATGTGGCGTAATCGGCAGGCTGTTGGTCGGTGACGGCCATAAGCCCGGCGGCGACCGCCCGAGCTGGAACTGGAACGGCTCCAGGGAGGAGCCAACGCTGCAGCCTTCGGTGAACCATGTGGATCACTGGCATGGGTATCTGCGCAGCGGCTACTGGGTGCTGGCATGACCTATGCTGCTCTTGAAGATCTGATCGAGCGCGCAGGTGAAACGGAGATCCTGCAGGTCGCAGATCGTGACGGTAACGACGCGCCCGACCCCGATGTGATCGAAGCCGCCCTGGTGCATGCCGACAACATCGTGAATGGCTACGTCGCGCATCGCTACGGCCTACCGTTTGTTCAGACACCTGATCTGGTTCGTACCTGGGCCACATCGATTGCACGGTACTACCTTCACCGAGACGGCGCACCGGACCAGGTGAAGGATGACCACAAAGAAGCCCTTGCGGCCCTGAAGGATGTGGCGCGCGGCATGATTTCGCTGCCAGATGCGGCAGGGCAAGAGCCGCAGCAGACGCAAGGCGTCCATATGGCAATTCATCCCGACGAGGTGTTCACCCGTCAGAAACTGGCTGGCTACAATGATTGAAGTCATCCGCCAGCATCTGGAAGACACCGCCACCACGCTGACCGCCGTGGAGATCGCCGAGGACCTGGACGCATTGGTCGCAGGGACCGCAGCCAAAAGCGGCACTGCATTCGTGGTTCCTTTTCGCGAAAGGGCCAAACCGAACAGCCGGTCGATGGGCGGGCACCTTCAGCTCGTCCAGGTCCAGTTCGTCGTGGCGTTTGTCATCCAGCAGCACTCCGACGCCAAGGGCGCGGCCCGTGCCAGGGCCTTCGATAGTTTCAAGACCGATATCGAACAGGCCCTTGCAGGCTGGCAGCCGGAAGAGGCCGAAGAGCCGTTTGAGTTGGTGGGCGGTGAGAGCTCATCGCTCGGCAACAACCGCAGTGTCTATGCGCAGACCTGGGAAACCAGCCGATTTTTGACAGGAGACCAACCATGAAGATCCCCGAAACAGGCGGTCGCTTTGTGCGCGACAAAAAGTCGAAGCGCCTCAAGCAGGTGCAGAAACCAACCGGCGAAGCGCCCGCTCCCGAACCTGAACAACTGACCGATGATGCGGCCCAACTGCCTGCATCTGACGAAAACAAGGAAGGAAACTGATCATGGCTGTCCGTCATTGGCGCAAGCTCGCCATCCTGAGCAAGATCGAAACCACCTACGGGACAGATGCTGTGCCAGCCGCCGCAGATGCGTTGATCGCGCGGAACGTCACCTTTGCCCCTATGGAAGGCGAGGAGGTGTCCCGCGATCTGCTCTTGCCTTACCTGGGTAACCAGGGCGTGAAGCTGGCGGGCATTTACGCCCGGCTCGAGTTCGACATCGAAATTGCAGGCTCGGGTGCTGCAGGTACGCCGCCGAAATACAGCTCTGCCCTGCGGGCTGTCGGCATGAGCGAGACAATCAATGTTGACACGGATGTGACCTACAACATCGTCGAAGACGGGGTTGAGGCGGCGTCGATCTACTTTGTCAGTGACAAGGTTCAGCACGTCATGTTGGGGTGCCGTGGCAACCTCGTGCTGAACTTCACGCCCAAGGGTATCCCCTACTATCGCTTCACGTTCATGGGACTGCTGGGCACGATCACTGACATTGGGTCCATGCCTGCGGTGAGCCAGACCGGCTGGATTGACCCCCTGGTCGTGTCAAAGGAAGCGACGGCCCTCACCCTGCACGGCTGGACCGCGATTGCCGAGAGCTTTTCGCTGGATCTGGGCAACACGGTCACGCCACGCTTCCTGATCGGCGATGAGAATATGCCGATCACGGATCGGAGCGCCACAGGTACGGCTGTTGTGGAGGCAAAATCCCTGGCCACAGTGAACTGGTTTGCGATTTCCCAGGCGCGCACCCTAGGTGCCTCATCGCTGGTCCACGGAACGACCGAGGGCAACATCGTCGAGGTGACTGCGCCCGCTGTCGAAATCGGACGTCCGACGCAGGGCCAAACCAACAACATCGTGAACTATTCGCTGCCGTTGTTGCTGACCCCGGTCAGTGGCCGCGACGAATTGGAAATCGTCGTGCGCTGAACGCACGGCGGCGTTCCCCCCTTTCTGCCCCAGATCCAAAGGACACCTCATGGACTTCCAGATCACAAAAACATTCGCCTACTGGTGGCCGGTCACGGTCAGCATTCCCAACCCCGATCCGGATCATGCCGGAACGGTCATGAAACAGACCTTCAAGATGCAGTTCGAGGCCATTGACCGGGACGCGCAGATCGAGAACCAGCAAAAGCTCGACGCGCTTATCGACGCCAAGGAAATCGTCAAGAACGAGCACGATTTTTTGCGATTGGTCTGCAAGAACTGGTCTGGTGTGGTCGATGACACAAAGTCGCCGGTCTCCTTTTCCGATCAGGCTTTCAGGGATGCCCTTCAGAAGGCCTGGTTCCGCGAGGCCGTCTATGCCGCCTACAACGAGAGCCTGAGCGGGAAGGATGCCCGCCTGGGAAACTGAGGGCGGCGGCGCGCGCCTGGGCGTTCGGGAGAAGCGGTAAGGCCGATCCTGAACTGCCCGTTACCGTCGATGACGATGTCGCCGCCGATTTTGCCACAATGGGGCTGACTGTCGAGGTCGATCAAACCGAGACCGCTGCTTTTCAGGTCTGGGCGGTCAACTGGGAGAGCCTGTGCTTCTTTCTGGACTGCGAAACACAGTGGCGGGTGGCTGTCGGCCCCAGTGGTGGCCAGCTGACTGGGCTGGATTACAGCGCCGTCGATGTGGTGCTGCGGCGCAGGAAGGCAGCCGATGAGGTCTTTGATGATCTGCAGGTGATGGAGCTGGCGGCGCTGGCCGCGATGGGAGAGAACTGATGCGCGATACGGCTTTCAACATCGCAATGGTATTCCGGGCAGATACCGATCAGGCCCGAACCGCCCTGACCCAGATGGACCAGGCACTGGGCACGATCAATAGCCAGACCGGCCAGAGCACGGCGGCTGTCAAAACCCACTCTGCTGCCCTGGACAAGGACGCCGCTGCCGCCCGCGACGCCGCCGCCGCCACCCTGAAGCTGTCAGAGGCCGAGAAGCGCGCGCGGGACGAGGCCATGCGCCGCTCCGGCATTCCCGCGCGTCCGACTCCGGCAAATACGCCTTCCGGCCAACCGACACAATTCGGACCTGAAATCCCAAAGCAGATTGAGGACATGCGCGCGCGCTATGTGCCGCTCTACGCCGCACAGCGAACCTACCAGGCAGAGCTGAAGCAGATCGACGCGGCGCACAAGAAAGGTGCGATTTCGGCCAAGGAACATGCCGCCGCAATGGCGCACCTTGAGGCCGGGTATCGCAAGCAGGTTGCCCAGATCGGAGCACTCAACCCGGTTCTTGGCGCGAATCGCAACCACATGAAACTGAACGCGCATCAAGCGCAGAATCTGTCCTATCAGATCAATGACGTGGTACAGACACTGGCGCTCGGCATGCCTCTGCAACAGATCCTGATGCAGCAAGGTCCACAGATTACGCAAATCTATGGCGGGGTAGGTAATACGTTTCGGGCGCTCAAATCAGCTCTGACTGCTGGTCGCCTTGCGATTGGCGGCGTGTCCGCCGCCGTTGTGGTCGGTGCTTCGGCCTGGAACGGGTATCTGAAATCAACCAAGGATGTGACGACGGCCGCCACCGGGATTGGGCGTTCGGTTGCGGGCACATCGGAAGAGATGGAAGCCGCCGCCCGTGCTGGTGCCGTAGCAGCCGGGATCAACATCAAAGCGGCGCGGTCGATGGAAGCGCAGTTCCTGCGCACCGGCAAGATCGGAGCCGAAAGTTTCGAAGATCTGATCGGGCTGTCGAAGGATTTCGGCGTCACCCTTGGCATCGATGCCAAGGAAGTCGGCGGTGCCTTGGCCGACATGTTTGCCGACCCGGCCGAGGCGGCGGATACGCTGCTGAACAAATATGGCCTCATCGATGCGGCGACGGCGCGCAATGCCCGGATGCTGGCGGCGCAGAACCGCGAGAGCGAGGCGCGCGCGGTGCTGATTGATGCCCTGCCTGACCGGCTGGCAAAAGCAGAGGAGGCGGTTACTGGGCTGGCAGGTGCTTGGAATGCTGTAAAAACGGGGGCATCGAATGCGATGGATGCCACCGGAGCCTTCATCGACCGTGTTTTGGAACCGGAAGGCATTTCCGTCGAAGACCAAATTGCTGCGGTCAAGGGTCGGATCAATATTCTTCAGCGCAAAGGCAATCAAACGCGTGGCACAGAGGGAGATGAGGTTCAGGCAGAATACCGTACGCTCTTTGGGCAGCTTGGCGAATTGCGGGCACAGCAGAGAAAAGCACAGGCCGAAGCCGAAAAAGAGCGCCAGGACGCAGAACGTGCCGCTGCAGAGCGGCCCGGTCGCGTGGCCATTGGTATCGCGGACCAGTCATCGGCGATTGCTGACGCCAAACGGCGGGAGGCGCTGCAAAACGACATTGCCGCACTGCGCGCCGGTCAGAACGCGCCAGGTTTGGATGACACCCAGCGCGAACGTATTGCCCAGGTCATCGAGGCGCGATCCAATGCGCTGGATGGGCTGATCAACAAACAGGCCCGCCTGCTTCAGCTCGACCGTCTTGATGTTCAGATCCAGACCGAGCGCAACCCGCTTCTGCGCGCCGATCTGGAAGCGCGCCGGACCCGGTTGCAGCTGGCCGATCAGGAGATGACCTCCGACAAAGTTGCGGCTGAAGCGGCAAGGGCGCGCGCCAGGGTGCTTCTCGAGGCCACCAGCGCCGCACAGACGCAAGCCAGAGACATGCGCGCCGAAATCGAGATCAGGGGGCGTCTGAGCGCTTTGGTTGCCTCAGGCGCGCTGACCAGTGAACAGGCCAACAGACAGCTCCAGGAGGAGTTGCAGCTCAGACCGTTGATCACGGCGGCCGCGATGGCAGAGGGTGCCGAAAAGGCGGAATTGCAAAAGGTGATCGAAGGCCTTCGGGACGCTTTTGCCGATCTGGAGAAACAGCGCAGCCAGGCTTCGGGGGCAGAGTTTCTGCGCGGTCAGCAGGAAACCCTCGAAAAGCTGCGCGTTGAGGCCTCCCTCCTGGGTGTCAACGCGGAAATGCGGGCAAAGATACTGGGTCTTCTGGAAGCGGAGCGCGAGATCCGCGCGCGCGGCATCGACCCGGCCAGCCAGATCGCGGGCAACATCCGAGGCACCGCCCAGGTCATTGCGGCGGAAACGCTGGAGCTGGAGCGATGGACCGAGGCCTGGGACAAGGTTGGCAATTCGGCGGAAGGTGCCATCGACAAGGTGACCGATAGCCTGACCAAAGGCGATATTTCCGGTGCCCTGGAAGGTCTCGCCGCCGAGATCACCGGCCTCTTTACCGAGTTGACGATCAAGAACCCGCTGAAGAACGCCATTCTGGGCACGAACTACGGCACGATGGACGAAGTTGGTGGCCTTGGTGGGATCTGGGACCGGCTGACTGGTAAGGCGACCGCGCCTCAGGCCTCCTCCATCCTCAAGTCACAGATTATGAGCACGGGCGCGATGACAGTGACGGCCGGGACCGTCACAGTGAATGGCGGTCTGGGGTTTGCAGCCGGTGCGGCCGGTCAGGCCGGGGGTGCCGCCAACATCAACGGCGTCGCGGCGGCTGGCGGGTTGACCGGTCAGCAGGATGTGCAAAATCAGGTTTGGCGTTTCTTTGCCGCCAAAGGCCTCAAGCCGCATCAGATTGCCGGGATCATGGGCAATGTCAGCGCGGAAAGCGGGTTCAACCCGCTGGCTGTGGGAGATGGCGGCAACGCCTTCGGCCTGTTCCAGCACAACGACCGGCGGCACAAGCTGTTCAACAGCATTGGTGGCAAGGGCAATCTGGGCGATGTCCAGGCACAACTCGAATTTGTCTGGAAGGAGCTCCAGACCTCCGAAGCGAAGTCGCTTGAGCGTCTACGGGCTGCGGGCAATGTCCGTGAAGCGACCAGCGCTTTTGTGGGCTTCGAACGTCCGCGCGGCTATTCCGTTGCCAACCCCGAAAACTCCATGCACTTCGACCGCCGCCTGGGGGCCGCACAGGCGGCAATGACCAAGTTCAGCACGGCGACCGATGCGGCAACCCAAAACCTCGGAACGCTGGGCCAGGGGGCGGATATCGTCGGCACCATCCTAACCAATATCACCGGAATCGGCGGCGGTCAGGGTGGTGGCGGCGGCAGTCTTTGGGGCACTCTGATCGGGGGCATTGCAGGCGCAGTCGGTCTGCCTGGTTTCCGCATTGGAGGGGCGACCGGCGGCTCTGATCCGTCCAGGGTGGCTGGCGTGGTCCACGAGCAGGAATTTGTCTTCGACGCTGACGCCACCCGCAGGATCGGCGCGGCTAACCTGGAGGCAATCCGCAAGGGCTCCATGCCAGGCTACAGGAAAGGTGGGCTGGTCAGCTCCAACCCGGCACCTGCGAGTGCGTTTGCACCGCAAGTCGCCAACCAGGACGCGCCAGTGGTGATGATCAACAACTACTCCGGCGAGCCAGTTACCCAGGAGGAAACGGTCGGTCCGGGCGGGCAGAAGCGTCCGGTCATCTCCATCGGTGAGCAAGGTGCTGCAGCCGTTGCACAGCGGGGCAATCCGCTCAGCAGGCAGCTTGAGGGGCAATACGGTCTCAAACGTAAAGGTCCGGCAAGATGACCATTCTGACATGGCCCACGGATCTGCCACGGCCTGAGCGGTCAACATGGCAAAGGCAGTCGCAGGATCCACGTCAAAAGCGGATCAGTGAGAACGGCCCGCCAGGCTATCGCCGCACGTTCTCCAGCGTGGCAAAAAACATCAGCCTGTCGGTCACTCTCACCCGAAGCCAAAAACAGACCTTCGACCGGTTCTATGAAATCGACACGAAGCACGGTTCTTTGCTCTTCACCATGCCGGACCCTACAACCGACGGCTGGCCGCTGCTCTCGACAACCGGGCAGCCGCTTTTTCAAAGCGAAGGCGTGCCGCTGTTGGTGGCGGCTCAATGGCTGTGCCTGTTCGGCGAATCCGCTCCGACAGAGACCATTCAAGGTATCGAGTTTCTTATCCGCTTCTCCGTGACGGTGATGCCATGATCCGCAAAAGCCTCAACGCCCGATTGATGCAAGACGCCGCGACCAGTGACGAGATCTATGTCCTGCTGCTTGAGATCACCCACACGTCGCTGAGCGCGCCCATCCGACTATCCACGGACAATGCAGAGCGGATTTCGACCGACCCCCTTGTTTATGGGACGAGATCAGCCTGGCGTGGTGCCAACCCGGCCAACGAACCTTATCTCTGGGTGATCGCGTCAGTTCTTGTGCCGGATGACAAGCAGGACGCACCGGCGGCGGGGTCGTTTGTACTCGAGAACCTGGACAATAACATCGTCGGGCTTTTGCGATCCTTTACCGACCTCGCCACCCTCAACATGGCCGTTGTTCTGGCGTCTTCACCGGATTTCATCGAGCGCGAATGGGTTGGTCTGAAAATCACCACGGCCGAGATGAATGCAGGCGAAATCAGCCTGTCATTTTCCCGCGAAGAGATCGAGCTTGAGCGGTTCCCGGTCGGACGCCTTAACCGCAACAGTTTTCCGGGGCTGCACCTATGAACCAATGGTCAAACAACTATGTCGGAACGCCATACGATGAGCACGGCCGACTGCGCACCGGATGTGATTGCTACGGCCTGATCTGCGTCGTCTACCAGGAAGAGCTCAACATCACGTTGCCCGATTATCTCGGCTATTCCTCGGTCGAAGAGCATGCGGAGATCGCCGCTTTGATCTCTGACGGGAAATCTTCTCCGGTCTGGGTCCCAACCGATGGAAGCGCGGTCGCTTTCGACGTTGCGGTCTTCCGGCGCGGTCGCCTGGATACCCATGTCGGCCTGATCGTGAAGCATGGGATCATGCTGCATATGGCCGATGAGGACTGCGCCAAGCATGCCGATTACCGTACCGGTGCCTGGGCGCATCGCCTCACAGGGATCTTCCGGCATGTGGATCTGATCTCACGAGCTGCGCCATGACCCCCAAGGGCGAACTGATCCCAGTCCTGGCAGCCCCACTTTTTGATCCGGCGGCCGGGCGCATCGATGTCGAGGTTTCCGCTGGTTTGACCGTGGCTGAAATCGTCGCTTCTGTCTTGCCGGGCCTGAGCGATGCTGAACGGCCGTCTGTTCGCGTTGCTCTGGTGACCCGACAAGGGTGCGCAATCATCGAGCCCGAGAATTGGCATCGTGTGCGGCCCCGACCAGGTGTGCATGTGGTGATCCGCGTCGTGCCTGGAAAGGACGCCTTGCGCAGCATCCTTTCCATCGTTGTCGCCGTCGCGGCCGCAGCACTGTCTGGCGGCGCGCTGGCGGGAACGATCGGTACTGCTTTGGGGATTGGCGCAGAAGCCGGTAAGGCGCTGCTTTCGCTCGGGGTGACGGCCTTGGGAAACCTCGCAATCAATGCGCTCATTCCGCCGCCGGAACCTGATCCCGGCCCTGAAAACACCTACACGATTTCCGGATGGCGCAACCGGCTGGATCCGGACGGCGCGATTCCTGTCGTAATGGGAAAGCTGAGGTTCGCCCCGCCCTTTGCCTGCCGACCATTCACTGAAATCGTGAACGGCGATCAGTACGTCGTGAGCATGTTCCTTTGCGGCTACGGGCGTTTGTTGCTCAGTGATTTTCGGATCGGTGACACCTCCATTGCCGAGTACGATGAGGTGGAACTTGAGGTTCGGGAGGGTGAAGAGGACGATGATCCGATTACCCTGATTCCACGTCAGACAGTCGAGGAATCAATCGGCACCGAGCTGTCACGGTTGTTGCCGCGCGATGACCTGGGCGAGATCATTCCAGGGGAGCCTGGCATTGAAAAACCGGTGACCAGGGCAACCGGTGCCAACGCCGCCGGGGCTTCAGTGATCTTCGCATGGCCAGCAGGCTTGGTCGTGTTCGACGACAAGGGGCGCAAGGTCGCGATCACCAAAGAGATCAGGATCGAGCATCGTCTTGCTGGAAGCGACAATTGGCAAGAAGTCATCACGCTGTCCGTCGTGGAGCGCACACTGGAGGCCTTCTATCGACAGTACACATGGGACTTTCCATCGCGCGGCCGGTGGGAGGTGCGTGTGACGATGATGACGGATGAACGCGGCACGGACCAGACGCAGGAACGTACAGTTTGGGCAGCACTTCAGACCCTGCGCCCCGAGTATCCACTGAACATCGACACGCCGATGGCGCTTGTTGCACTGCGGATCAAAGCAACGGATCAGCTCAACGGCCAGTTGGACAACTTCAATGTCATGGCCTCCAGGATCTGCCCCGACTACGACGCGGAAACCGAAGAATGGATTGACCGGGAGACGAGCAACGCAGCGTCTCTCTATCGCTATGCCCTCCAGGACAATGCCAACGCCAAACCAACGCTCGATTCGGAGATCGATCTGGAGCAGCTGATCGAATGGCACGCATTTTGCGTGGAGAAGGATCTGAAATATGACCGCGTGATGGACGATCCGCAGTTTACCCTGCGCGACGCCCTGACCGAGATCGCGGCGGCCGGGCGCGCCAGTCCAAGGCATGACGGCGTGAAATGGGGTGTCACCATCGACCGGCCGCAGGAACTGATCGTCGACCATATCAACCCCCGCAACTCGCAGGATTTCTCGATAACCCGATCCTACTTCGAACCGCCTCATGCCCTCAGGATCAAGTTCAAGGATGCGACCAACGATTACAAAGAGGCGGAGCGATATGTTCGGTGGCCGGGGTATGAGGGACCGATAAGGCTGACTGAGCAGCTCGAACAGCGCGGAAAAACGGATCCGGTTGAGGTCTATCGGGAGGGTCTCCGCCGCATCTACGAAACAATTCACCGGCCAGACAGCTACAGCGTGATGCAGGATGGCCCGGCTTTGGTCGCAACCAGGGGAGACCAGGTCATGGCGTCTCACTACGTCATCGACAGGGTGCTTGCAGCAGCTCGGATCAAGACCGTCACTGGCAGAATGGTCGAGATCGATGATCTGGTCGAAATGGTTGAGGGGCAGGATTACGGCATTCGCTTCCGGATCTATGAAGACCGGCCCGTTCACGAGGAGCCGGACACTGTGGGTCAGTCAGTTGTTTGTCCGGTGTTAACATTTGGTGGCGAAACATCAGTCTTAACGCTTCAAAAAGGGGGCGAGCAGCCAAAGGTTGGCGATCTGATCCATTTTGGTCCACTGAGTGCTGATAGCATTCCTCTCATCGTAACTGAGGTGGAGGCCGGGGATGGCCAGGTCAGCCACCTTCGGCTTATCGATGCAGCTCCAGAAATTGACCAGATGACGGATGAGGCGGAGATCCCGCCCTGGTCGGGCAGCATCGGTGCCGAGATCAGCGAGAACCTGGCATTGCCTTCAGCCCCGCGCTTCAGCAGCGTGAAATCTGGCCTGATTGATACCGGCGATGCCGATCTGATCGTCTATCAGATCGAAGAGGGTAGCGGTCCAATTCGCGCGAACGAATTCGAGATCGAGCATCGAATAGATGGGGGGTCGACGTGGGAAAACCTCCTTATTCCGGTCGCGAACGGGGGTGGTGAAATAGCAGCCTATGAGAACGGCGAACCGGTTGAGATGAGGGCCAGAAGCATATCAGCGACCGGTGTGGCCGGGCCATACACGCCGATCCTGACCCTGACTGTCGGCTCAAAGGATGCTGGCATTCCAACGGCGTTGGACGATGAGACATTCGCGCTGAGCGGAGGCCTCGGTGGCTTCCTTGCAAGTTTCGCGACCGGCGATGACGTCAACACAGCAGCGGTTCAGATCTATCGCTCGTCCAGTTCCACATTGAACCGAGAAACAGATGCCAGCGGCTCGGCCGTGACTGTTGATCCGAACCGGACCTATGAAGTTCAGCTTGGTGATGGCAGCCGTGCAAACCTAATTTCGTCGCCTTCCTGGACACTGGGAGCTGACTGGTCAGTCGATGGTGGGCAAATAACAAAGTCACCTGGCTCAGCTACCGGTTCATCACTGTCCTTGGCCACTGAGGCTGGCAAGTTTTACAGATTTTCCTATGAGCTCACCGATGCAACCGCAGGCTCCATTACTGCTCGGTTGATTGGTGGGTCAGTCCGGACAGGGGCGACAAATTCGACCAATCAGACCCACCTGGACCGCATTCAGGCCGTGACAGGTAATAACGCCATCGAGTGGTTGTCGGACGCTGCATTCGATGGAACAATTTCCAATGTGGTCGTTATTCAGGAAACAACATCGTGCTTGGTTCAGGGCACCCATTACGTATGGATCGAGCCTCAGAATGAAGAGGGGGTACCCGGACCTGTGTCCGGGCCAATTACGATCCAAGTTGTGTGAAGACGGTTAAAAAACCGGAGATCACGCATGAGCGGACTGACAACAGCAGATGTGCCTGAAGAGACCTTGGTCGATGAGATCGTTGGTAACAAGGATGGGTCATCAGGAAGGATCTCTTTCCAGAACTTCAGCCAACAGCTTCTGGGGACTGGCCCCGTTGCCGAAAAATTTGATCTGCTGGAAGACCAGGTACTTTCCGGGCTCAGTCCCGCCAGCTCCTGGGCTGACCTTCTGGCCCTTGTGCCAGTTGCCGATGACGTGGGCTCCTCGGTGCCCGATACGGACGCGGGCACCCACCTTCAGGCGACCGCGACCGGCTATGACGGGGCGAGTGTTCCCAATGCCGGGGTCTACCGCTGGGTAGCGACCTGGTCGCGCTGGCTGCGGGTCAGTGACACGGCTCTCTCGGGCAAAGCTGATGCCGACGCCACCACCGCCGCGCTGGCCACCAAGGCTGACGACGCGGCCACCACCGCCGCGTTGGCGACCAAGGCGGATGACGCAGCCACCACCGCAGCTCTGGCCACCAAGGCACCGCAGAGTGAGGTCGATGATCTGACATCCAAGGTCAACGCGCTCGATGCCGCCATCGTGCTACAGGGGAACTGGGATGCTTCGACAGGCACCTTTCCAGGTGGCGGGGCAGCGCAGGCTGGTTTTACGTGGATTGTCGCTGTTGGCGGGACGGTTGATGGGGTCACGTTTAACCAAAACGACCGGATCATAGCTTTGGCGGATGACGCCTCGGAGACCAACTTTGCAGGGAATTGGCTGCATGCCAATTACACCGATCAGGTGCTGAAGGTGGCAGGTAAAACCGGGGATGTGGTCTTGACCAAAGACGACGTCGAACTTGGCCTCGCCGACAACACGCCGGATGACCTCAAACCGGTAAGCGGACCGCAACAAACGGCGCTGGATGCGATCAAAGATGGTGCCGTGGCCGTCCCGCGCCAGACCCTCTATTTCGGCGATGAAGCCGATGTGGAAGATGGCGAGGAGGTAGAGGTAACCGAAGACGGCCAACTGATCCGCCTT